GGTTTCTGTCATATCCTGCTGTTTCAGCATGTCTTTTTCCCTTTTCCGGTTAACGTGACACACCAATAACTCTTGTCAAAAAAGCCAGCAAGCTGAAAGACCGGTATTAATAACCACCTGCACATTTTATGTACTGCACCATTTTTCTGGCATAAAAAAACCGCTCAATGCCGGGCAGTAAAATCTTTATTACTCAGGAAATTTTAACGTACTCTGACAGTATTAATTTCAAAATCATTAATATTTCCGCTATTAAATATAACGAATTTCTTACCCCCACTCCTGTATGATTTCGATAACACCAGACGATCATCATAGCGCGCAATAATGTAATACCATACATTCTCATAGTGGACCGCCTGATATTCCCTCTTAAACTGTGGTTTGTACCAACCGGCAATAAGAGAGAATGCCCAGAAATAAATCATAAACCCAGCCATCATGAACTCAATTCGGTGATGGCGAATAACAGACATTTCCGAAAAACATTTGACTGAAACGAGTCTTCTTCCAGACCTGACAAAAAGCGTGATTGCAAAGGCAGCAAGAACGCAGAAAATCAGTACATCTGGCTCAACATGCTGATGAATTACAGAAAACTCCAGAACAGGTGGAATAAAAAGCAGCAATATCGCGAGAAAAAGCCGGATAAAACTCAAATTTTGTATATTGCGCTTTTGTTTTATGCCCAAAAAGAAAACAATACCAACTCCCCATCCAATAAGGAATATAACAATAACTGTCACAGCATAAAACAAACTTCGTGCTACATCATCGACACCAGCCCCGACAACCCACCATGGAAAGCCATAGTAAAATGAAGTACCCCATCCATAGAAATAAGCGCTCCCCCATCCGAGACAGCCCATATAAGCGACAAAAAGTGAAGAGTTTCTGAGCAGAGCACTGTCATCCATAGTAACACGATTAACAACTCAAAAATATCAACACACATTACATAACAAATTGGATTCCATGCAGTCAAGGGGCGTCATTGATGGAGAAAGTATTGGCACAATAGTCATCACGTTTAATGTCTATGCCATTTTTTGGGGGGTAAAAAACCCGCTCGGTCACGGGTTTTAGTGGCTTTGCCATCACGTATAATAACGGCAAAATATCAGATTTACACGAAACATATGCCTTTTTGTCTACTTTTGCAATACTTTGCTATGAAAATGCCGCCTTTTGTTTTGAACGAGTTCCCTCCACCAACAATAAAGCTTCACTATCCAGCCGATGAAAAATGTGTTTCATTGCAACCCAGTGACCAGTAAATGTCTTGGACCAGTTTTTGGTTGTTACTCCCACCAGTAACGCCAGTTCCTGGTATTCGTAACCTTCCCCACCAAAAAGCTCAGCTTTTACCGCCTGCGCCGCCAACCAGATCAACGTCTTCAGGCGCACCAGAGTTTTTCCTGCAATTTTTCTGGTACCGGATTGAGCATTAAATTCAGTCCACGCCCACTGCGTTATCGCGATCTGATGCTCCCAGCAAATGCTACCGCTGTAACACCACTGCAGCCAGGCTTTATGATGTTCTTCAAGAGACAGAACGGCGCGTCGCCATGATGATGTCGAAAACTCAACCGGACTGACCAGGGCAATTGATGAGCCTTTCGCCAGTGATTGTTTACCCGGGATCGGGGGATTATCCCGCGTGATCATTTTTCCGGTTACCTCATCGCGGTAACGAATTTTTTTGCGTCTGTAACGCCCTGTATCGAACAGGGCATTTTCCTGCCAGGCTTCCAGCTGGCCTTTTGTCGACCCACTAAGATCCGCAGTGGCAATCATGAGTTGCTCACGAACAAACTGTAAATACTGGTTATTCATGCACACCCACCTCTGTAATTCTTATCTCCAGCCGTCCACCAGATACTGGCTGGCCACGTACAATATTGATTTCATCAAACTGCTCATCGTCCATTAACAACCCCGCGTGCGTCAGCGCATCCAGCGGTGCTTTCAGAATATTGTCCAGGTCACGGCGGCGCTTATCCGGTGGCTCTGCAATAATTTTTATTGCCAGCCGTCCGGACAGGCTTAATTTCAGTCGCTGCTGGCGAACAATAAGCGCCACTGCCCGGCGATAACGCTCCCCGGCTTTTGATACAAAATATGTGCTGCCACGGCGTCGCCAGTAAGTGTTCACCGTCGGCGGGTAAGGTAAAACCAAATCTATGAGCATCAGTCACCTCTTTTACCCGAGCACGCCAGTCGCAAAGGCGTGATCAAGAAAACGAAAAATTAACTCAATCTGAGAGCCGTACTTTTTCTCAAACTTCAGCGGGTCTGCATGAAGTTCGTTGTGGTGCTCCCGGCACAACGGTAGCGTGAAAATATCGTGGGCCTTTGTTCCCACTCCCCCCTGACCATGACCAATCAGGTGATGCGGATCGTCAGCTGGCTTACCACAACACGCACACGGCTGTGTCTTTACCCAGCGCGTGTATTTCTCATTAACCCAACGGCGACGTTTAGGCCGCCTCATGAACGATTCAGGAGACTCCGGATCAACGGCGATACTGACAACCGTTTTTTTCTGTGGTGGATTTTGTTGCTGGTGGACGTGAAGTGGCAGCGCAATATTTTTTGTGCGCTGCTTCAGTATGCTGATGGCTGTCTGTTCTCCCGGTACGATGTCACTCTCACGGTATACGGAGCGGATTTTTTCCGCTGGTAATCCCAGCGAACGACGCGCTACTGCCTCAGGTAGTGCATCCACCACCTGATTGCAGGCCGCCCACCAGGATAATTCGGCCAGCGATAACTCCCTCTCCTGCGTACCGCTTATTGCGTGACGGATGACATCAATCATCCAGGCAACCAGATTCTGCTGAGCAAGTTGATCGAGTGATTCTGATGTCTGGTCGCGCAGCTGGTTGTCACAGTGCCAGCACAACACCATCGCGCCGGTACCATAACGGTGAATGACTGTTTCGCTGTGATGATAATCGCCGTGTGGCCACTGGCAGGATTTCACGTGACGTAATAACCAGTCAGACAGTGCACCTGCACCACCTGCTGCACGAATAACCCGCTCATCGCTGAAAAATGGCAGTAATGTTTTATCCTCTGCCAGCGGCTGGCGAACGGCAGGAACGACTCCGGACGGCAGACCGCGCATGTTTTTCGGTTCCGGCTCCACCAGCACCCTGCCGCAATGAAAAACAGGCCGTGATTCGCGTCCGGGCTTAAGGACCACCAGGCCAAGTTCCGGCACCAGAACAGGTCGAAGTAATACCCGCACGTTACCTCCAGATACGTTGCTGGAATGTGCGGGACGGACGCGGTGGATGTTCGGAATAAGGGAGCCTGACAGAGATTATCCAGTGACGATAATCGAGGCTGATGGCTTTCTTAACCTCGTATCCGCGCCTGCGGTAACACTGAATCAGCCATTCGGCCTGTTCTTCAGTGCATGGGGGATGCTGGTACCAGTCGGTTTTAAATACGTGCGAATGCCGCCCCCGCTTAATGGCCGGGACGGCTTCAGAATTGTGGGATTTTATACGTTGCGCCATCGGGTTCTCCGGTGACACAGCAGGTGCCAGTTGTTCAGGCCGGCGTGCGAATTGTAAACCAGAATGCCAGGAAAAAACAAAACCCGCAGAAGCGGGTTAAGTGCGGGTGCGTTGAGGATGCCTGACACATCAGAGGTGGCGAGGGATTTCTCCCTCGCCGGGTCTCTTACTTCTCAGATTCGTAAGCTGTGAAGACAGCGACCTCCGTCTGGCCGGTTCGGATTCGTACCTCGCAGAGGTCTTTCCTCGTTACCAGTACCGTTACAACGACGGTAATACAGATGACGATCAGGGCGATTAGCATCGCCTTTTGCTGCTTCATAGCCTGCTGCTCCTTGCCTTTCGGCGCATAAGAGGCTAATCTAAGTGTGCAAGTCATAGATATGGCCTCAGATTAATGTTAAGCGTCCTGCAAGACGCATAATGTTAACTGGGGCTTTTCTCTGTCTGCCTTACGTCGGCATGCCCGAGGCAGACAGCCTCAAGCACCCGCAGCAATTCTACTTAACTCTTCTTTCCCCGCAAACCGTTTTTATCCCCAGCGGCAAATCGAATACACCACCAGCGCCACCGCCATTGCAATTCCTACCGTTATGAACGCTTCAGGCCAGGTCATCGTAAAATATTCTCCTCGTTTATCAGTCCGTTTCGCTTCAGGTAGTCCATCGCCTTATCCGGTAATTTGCAGTCCGGCTTCGCTTTTTTCAGTTGGCTGACCAGCCGTTTAACCCACATTGCTAATTCGCTAACCTGATTGCCGGATGCTGGTGGATTGTCGGCTTTACCCAGAATGGCAGCACAGCAGGCCTCTCTGAGCACCCAGTCAACAGCATCCTTCCATGCTCCTGTTTCGACTGGCGGATTCTCACGCTTTACCTGTTCATAAAAGCGCACAGCTTTAACCAGTCCTTCTGATGTCACCGGGACTGGCGGGCCGATGAATAAGGCCTGAATTTCATAGTTCGGCCTGTCGTTACAATCCTCTTTTGTCGGTACATATTTCCAGTCACCAGCCCACTGCTTCCCCTGAAAGTCTGTAACGTCTTTTTTCACGTAGCGATATCGCCATGCAACTGGTTTTGCCTGCCCTGCCGTTTCATGCCCTTCCTGATAATTAATCTCGCTCATTCATCGCCCCACTCATCACAATATGCTTCGACCGGAGTTTTTCCTGCTTCATAGTCATCACGCCATGCTTCAGCATCGGCGGCACTTCCACCACGTAACTCTGCATAGTCCATTAACAGTTCATGCCATTCTTCAAAACTGACGTTGTATTTAGTTGAACCAAAATCAGCCATTTTGTTCTTCCTCTTCGTCTTTTATTTCGTGATATGAGTAATTGCAGTAGTTAAAGAAAATTTCTTTTGCTTCGTCATGAATTTCATCAGGTGTTGCGTCATCGTCCACTTCGAATACATCCTCAAAATCTCCACCGGCTATTCCCGTTTCAATAATTATTTTGAACTTTCGCATTTCATTACCGCCCTGCCGGGCGGTCTCCTGATGTTCTGAGGGTGCAGAAATCCCTCCTGTTAAGGATTAATTTTTAGCAGTGCTAAATTTAATTATTCAGTTCTGGATTTTGTCGCCCTGCGTATCCGCGCTTTCGCGTTACGCTCAATCTGAATTAGCTTTCCTATATTTTTTCGCCTTTCCTGTTCCTCCAGGCGCAATAGCTTTACATCATCTGCCAGTCTGGTTTCTCTTTTCGCCACAGAGAGCATCCAGTCAAACGGCTCCACAACTGAACCGCAGATTTTACAGCGGACCTGACGCTCTTTTTCGTCAACCCGAACAGAGGCGTGATGACAATATGGTCTTTCCGATGGCTCATAAAGAAAATTAACCTGATTACGAGGGTCATCCTCTTTTACCGGAAATAAAACGATATTGCTTAACTCATCCTCTGGTTTTATTTCCATGCTCCTCTCCTTTGATGCGAATGCCAGCGACGCGTAATGCGTGTTCTAGGTCAATCAGGTAAAGCCAACTGCCATTTTCTTTAGGTATCATGACTTGTCGCTCATCTGCATTTATCGGGTGTCCATATCGAAGGTCGTAGCGAGTCGGTAATTGAACTTCCCGCGCTTCCAGTTCAGCAATGCGCTTACTCCCATCCGAGATAACACCTTCGTAATACTCACGTTGCTCGTTGAGTTGTGATTTTGCTTCTTCCAGTCCATCCAGCAAATCAGCGATAATATCCGCTTCCCGATGACGGATGTGACGCTTAAACGCAGCAAGAGCCGCATCACAATCCCGTTCAGCATTTGGGCTGTCCGGGATAGCCTGATACCACGCCAGCGTCGACTGATAGTTTTGTGCTGCCTCACGAAGCGCCTCATAGTTAACCTCTCTCATTGAGCCACCTCCTGATAAATCACCGCATGCCCCAGTTTCTCCGCCAGTGCCAGCTCTGCCTTAGCACCCGCTGACCGCTGCCAGCCATTCAGCATGTAAATCGCATCCACACAACGAATCATTGCCATGCAAATATCCATGTAGTGCGGCTGTGTCAGCCCGTCCGGAAGTACTGCCGGGTTTAAGACGGTATGCCCTTCCCGTTTCAGTGCTTCTTCCGCCCTGTGAAATGCCTCGCGGTTGAAATTTTCATATCCCGTCATTGGACCGGCGATATAAATTCTCACCCTCACGCCTGAACCCTCCTGTCGAAATAAACGTAGTTATTCACTATGCGCAGCGGCATGCCTAATTTTCTGGCAATTTCCCTTCTTTGCATGCCTCTCTGATGCAGTTGCCGCGCCAGCTCAATATCACGCTGAGAATATTTTGCCGACGGGTGAAAATCACCACGTAACATCATGCTGATGCCCAACTCCCGTGCCTTCGTTCTCACTGCCGCTTCAGTTCGTCCGATAAGTGCGCCAATGCTTTTTACCTTCATTGTTCCCGCACACTGCCGGAGTATCAGAATTTCAGCCCGGCACCACGTCTTCCACCCACTCACCGCTGCTGTTCTCTGGTGGCGGTAATATCCCGGAGAATATCCCGGCACTTGTTCAGCTCCCGCAGCGCGGCGCAGACTCGCTCCCACTTCTGAACCTGACCTTTTGCCCGGCGCAGCTCGCGGTTAGCCACATGCAGCGATGGTAGAATCAGGTCATCTGCTTTCGTTTCGGTGACCGATGGCTGTAACTTCACAATGTCTTCCACGATTTCTGTTTTCATTTCTTCCTGTGTCGTCGTTTCCTGGACTGGTAACGCAACACCTGCTGGCTGAGGAAAGGCTTTACCATCGGTTTCCGCTACGGATGCAGCTTCCGGCTCTGCCGGTAAATCAGCGCCCGGTATGCAGTAACGAAATTTACCGCCCTGATTTACGCGAATCAGACGCCCTTTGCTGATTGCCATGGCCAGCGATGAATTCGCCCGGCGGGAGGTAATCCCGAACATCAGTGCCAGCTCATCCGCCGTTTGTGGGCCATGTTGTTCAATCGCCTCAGTCAGCATTTGCGCTGTCACTTTCGGTACCGGTGACACTGGTTCACTTTCACCAGCCTGAGTCAGCCACCACATCGACCCCTTGTTATCCGCTTCACCACGGCGCTTCAGTTTCCACAGTTCGTTGACCGCATCTTCACGGCTGATTCCAAGGCG